TTTACTCTTACAGATGGCGCACACGAGCAGTTTTATACTTTTCCTTTAAGGTTTACAGAAAAAACAGACCTAGAAATGAGAGCGTTTTCTTCCTCTGGATCTGTTAGCTTTAATGTTTCGGCGTCAATGGAATTTGTTTACATTCAAAGTATGGGGCCACTCTAATGCCTAAGATCGATAAGTCCAAGATGGCCTGCAACAAACCCAAGCGCCAAGTTTCGGGGGGCAAGAAGTCCGTTGTAAAAGCCTGTGCCAATGGCAAGGAGAAGATCGTTCGTTTTGGCGATGCCAACATGACGATCAAGAAATCCAACCCAGAACGCCGGAAGTCATTCCGTGCGCGTCATGGTTGTGATAAGGGCAAGTTGGATAAACTGTCGGCCAAGTATTGGTCTTGCAAGATGTGGAGTATTGCAGTAATTGGTATGGTGATCGCCAATTACGTAGGATACCACAATGTACAAATGGAATTACTTGGAGCACTCGTGTGAGATGTGTGGATTATCTAAAAAAGTCCGCATAGACGTTCATAACAGGCTCAAGAAAGCTGGACGTCAGTGGGTTTGCAGACCATGCAGCTCATCTGCGCGTTTGCGTGAGGCTTCAACAAAGCATGGGATGTACGGCACGCCGACGTACATTTCTTGGCGCAGCATGAAAGATCGTTGTTTGAACCAGAACCATAAGTACTATCATCTTTATGGTGGCCGTGGAATAACTGTAGACGAAAAGTGGATGCAGTTCGAAGGGTTTTTAAAAGACATGGGAGAGATGCCTCTTCCAGGTTACTCTCTTGATAGAATAGACAACAACTTGGGATATCAAAAGGACAACTGTCGTTGGATCCCTCGTTGGGATCAGCCTAAAAACAGAAGGAACACAAAGTCTGTTTACGTTCCTCCTCCTTTACCAACAAACGGATAACTGGTGACAAAATGGATAACCTTGAGAAAGATGTTCATGACATCGACAAACGCCTCGTAAGGATTGAGGCCGTATTGGATCGTCTTGAAAATAATCATCTTTCTCACATGGAGAAGGACATGCTGAGACTGGCCAACGCTATCGAGAAGTTGGACAGTCGAGTGTATCATGGCACGATGGCCTTCTACGGGCAGATCGCGCTTACGCTTCTCGCGATCACGGCCTTCTTCGCAACCAAAGCTTTGTGGTGAAGACAATGGCAATGATGCGTGGTAATATGGCTAAGCAAATAACGGAGGTTCCGATGGCTGGTTGCAAATCCAAAGGCATGAAGATGGGCGGCAAAGTTAAGGCCGGCTACAAAAAGGGCGGTAAGGTCAAGATGGCTCGTGGCGGCAGCGTGGACCAGTCCATGTGCAGCCCCCGCAAACAGATGGCTATGGGCAAGATGAAGTAATGGCAAAAGACGCTTGCTATAAAAAGGTTAAGGCCCGTTACAAGGTCTTCCCCTCTGCTTATGCAAGCGGAGCCATTGCTAAATGCCGCAAGGTTGGTGCGAAGAACTGGGGTAATAAAACCCAGAAAAAGGCAAAGGGCGGAATCGTAAAAGCGAGGACGTTCTGATGGCTGTTCGCAAGACCGAGAAAGGTGCTGCCCTAAAACGCTGGTTTAAGGAAAACTGGAAGGACGTTCGCACAGGAAAGCCCTGTGGTCGCCAAGAGGGCGAGAAGAGAGGAACACCTTACTGCCGTCCGACAAAACGGGTTACTGCTAAGACACCTAAGACTGCGGGTGAGATGTCTTCTTCTGAGAAAAAGAAGAAGATCGCTGAGAAGAAAAGCCTGGGCCAGCCTGCTGGTAAGCCGCGTCGGGTTTCCGCCGCTAAGAGGAAAACGAAATGACAACGTCAGGTTCACGAGACTTCAACCTCGACGTCGCGGAAGCGATTGAAGAGGCATACGAGCGCATTGGTTTAGAGATGCGGACGGGTTACGATGCCAAGACGGCTCGTCGCTCGATGAACTTGATGTTTGCTGAATGGGCTAACCGTGGCTTGAACCTGTGGACCGTGGCCCAAGGTACGACGACCGTGACGCAAGGCACAGCGCAGTATACTCTGGCAGAGGATGTCGTAGATATTCTAGACATGGTTCTGCGCCGCAGCGGGACTGACTACGAGATGGATCGGATCAGCCGTTCGGACTATTTGAACTTCCCGAATAAAACGGACCAGGGTCGTCCTTCGCAGTTTTATTTCGATCGCCAGATCGCTCCGGTCATCAACTTGTGGCAGACGCCTGAGAACTCCACTGACCAACTGGTGTATTACTACGTTCGTCGCATCGAGGACGTAGATACTCTTACAAACACAACGGGCATCCCCTTCCGTTTTTACCCCTGCATGGTCGCGGGTCTAGCATATTATCTCGCAGTTAAGCGTGCGCCTGATCGTGTGCAGATGATGAAGTCGATCTACGAGGAAGAGTTTCAACGCGCGGCAAATGAGGACGAGGCCAAGGTGCCTCTGACTTTGACGCCGAGCATTCGTTATCTGAGGGTCTGATGGCATTCGCATCTGGCAAAAATGCTTGGGGTATCTCTGATCGTTCAGGTCGCCGCTACCGTCTTCGGGATATGAAGAAGGAGTGGACAGGCGCACTTGTTGGTCCTGATGAATACGAACCTAAGCACCCCCAGCTTTACCCTCCTCGTCCAGGGCCAGATCCACAGGCCTTGAAAGATCCTCGTCCTGATCAGCCAGAGGCTCTTCAGGTGTATGTTGGAGTGCCGACAGTAGAGGATCCTCGCCTTGTTCGTCCTCGTATGGTAGGTAGTACGGGGCAAGTTACGGTGGTGACAACATGAGCTTTACGTACGGACAACTAAAACAGGCTATTCAGGATTATACGGAAAACACGGAGACCACCTTCGTGAACAATATTCCGTTGTTTATTCGAATGGCAGAGGAGCGGATTCTAAAGCAGGTTCAACTTAGTTTGTTCCGCAAAAACGCCACTGCATCTACGACAATAGGCAACAAATACCTGGCTTGTCCGAGCGACTTCTTGGCGCCGTTTTCTTTGAGCCTAGCGGGTCCGGATGGTGATAAGTTCTTCTTGGAGTTTAAAGATCCGAGCTTCATCCAAGAGTACACACCGGATGCGACTACGACCGGAGCTCCAAAATACTTTGCTCAGTTTGATAACGAGAACTTCATTCTGGCGGCTACTCCTGATGCCGCATATACGGCTGAGCTTCATTATTTCTACCGACCGAACAGCTTGACGTCTGGTGCGGATGGTGACACGACTTGGCTAAGCATCAACGCTGAGATGGCTATGCTGTACGGTGCCTTGATTGAGGCAACGATATTTATGAAGGGCGAACAAGACGTTACCCAGATGTATGTCCAACGCCTCCAGGAATCTATCTCTGGTCTCAAGCAGCTGGGCGAAGCTAAAGAGGTGACGGACGAGTACCGTCGTGGTAAGGTGATTAGGCCGAAACAATGAACGTAGGCTTATTTGACATACCCAAAGACACTCCAGTAGTGGGTGTTCGGACAACAAGTGGCCGCGGCTTCACGCCAGAGGAGCTTGCAGAACAAGCAGCGCAACGGATTGTTTCCGTTTCGGATACTGCTCATCCTGCTTTGCGAGAGCAGGCACATGCTTTTCAAAGCCAAATAGCTAAAGTGGTTGAGTCGTATTTAAAACAAGCAGTTCGCAGCGACCGCACAACTGTGTATAATGCGCTTCAGGATGCAGGACACCCTGAACTGGCTGACGTGATAAGGAGACTCTAACCATGGCGTTCACCGGCAACTTTATGTGCACGAGCTTTAAGCAGCAACTGCTTCAAGCCAAGCACGACTTTACTAACAGTACTGGCCATACATTCAAGTTGGCTCTGTACACTAACAGTGCTTCCTTCACGGCAGCGACTACGGACTACACTGCGACCAACGAAGTTGGTGACTCGGGTTCGTATGCAGCTGGTGGCGGCACGCTGACCAATGTCACACCAACAACGTCTGGCACAACAGCGTTTACAGATTTTGCAGATTTGACATTTACTTCTGCAACGATCACGGCGCGAGGTGCGTTGATCTACAACACTACTACAGGTGGTGGTTCGAGCACCACTGACACTGTTGTTGTTTTGGACTTTGGATCGGACAAAACCGCGACGGCTGGTGACTTCCAGATTGTGTTCCCAACTGCGGATGCTTCGAACGCCATCATCAGGATTGCGTAAACCATGGTTGTCCTCGTTAATCGCGCAAAAGTAGCCACGGCCACTACTGGCACGGGGACAATCACACTTGGTTCAGCGGAGGATGGGTATCAGACGTTTGCGGATGCGGGCGTTACCGACGGGCAAATAGTTCGCTACGTCATCGAGGACGGCAGCAACTGGGAAATTGGCACAGGCACCTACACGGCGTCTGGCACTACTCTCACTCGCACTGTCTCTGAAAGCAGTAATGCTGACGCGGCGCTTAACCTGTCCGGTTCTGCATTGGTCTTTATCTCTGCGACTGCAGAGGATGTTTTGACCGAGTATGTTGTCAAAACTGCAAACTACACGGCTGTCGCAGGTGATCTAATTCTCGCGGATACTTCTGGCGGGGCGTTTACGATCACCCTTCCAGCAAGTCCAGCAACTGGCGACACCGTGTTTGTGGCCGACGCGGATGATTGGTCATCCAACAACCTGACAGTGGCTCGGAACGGCTCAACGATTGAAGGTTTGTCCGAGGATGTCGTTTGCGACATTGGCAACATTAGCTTGACGTTCACATATAGTGGGACGACATGGCAGGTGTATTCTCAAGCCGGTGTGTCGGGTGCGATTTTCACGGCAAGCAGCACTGACACGCTGACGAACAAGACAATCAGCGGTGCCAGCAACACTATTACTGTTGATGGAACTAATGACATTGGTTTTCTTACTATCCCGCCAGTAGGGACAAAAACCGGGTCGTACACCTTAACGACGTCAGATGTTGGAAAGTACGTCCAAGTTGGCACGGGCGGCAGCATTACAATTCCCGATGCGACGTTCAGCGAGGGTGACGCCATTGTTATCTTCAACAACACCACTGGCGACATAACAATCACCTGCACAATCACTACAGCTTACATTTCTGGCACTGATACGGATGTGGCTTCTGTTACGCTGGCAACAAGGGGTGTGGCAAACATCCTTTTCATTAGCGGAACTGTTTGTGTGATTACAGGCAGCGTTTCGTAATGACCGGCGTAATGCAATCAATGGTTGGCGGAAGCTACGGCGCACCAGTCGTGCCGTTGTCCATGACGTTCTACGAGAGCAGGTATGGGGCAACTATTGGGACGATAGATGTTTATGTCGTAGACACATCTGGTGTCATACAAGGCAGCGCCATTTACAGCGCCTCGGGGAATCTAGGTGTCCAAACATGGTTTTTGAGGACGCCAACTTCTGTGGGTGTTTCTGGAACCTTTAGGATTGCTTGGCACTATGTGAGCGGGACAAGTTTTACTGGGGATTACGCGGTTGATACTGTTACAATACAGGGAACGACATACAACTTTGACACCGGTACAGATGGTTTCTTGACCTCCACGACGAACACGGCATCTTCGTCCACCGCGCTTTCCTTTGCCATAGCTCCGCTGACGACTATTGGAGCCTCTCAATCGAGATGGAACAGGAATGGTGGCTCAACGCCTTCAGGCGCCACTGGCCCTTCTGGAGCGCAAAGCGGGTCGTTCTATTTGTACACCGAGACCAGCACCCCTAACTATCCCAACGTAAACATGTGGCTGTTTAGTCCCGAGATAACTGTCTAGGAGTTACGACATGGCAAACCTTTCTAGTCTGCTTCCTCCATCTGGCGCGGTTACTCCGACAAGCGCGGACACGTTGACGAACAAAACGCTCAGCTCCCCAACGCTGGATGGAACTATCGTCGAAGAGATTTACAACATCAGCGGGACTTCTGTTACGCTAGAACCAGACAATGGTTCTATCCAGTTGCACACGCTGACTGGGAACACAACTTATTCGGATGGATTTAGTTCTGGGCAGTCGATCACGCTGATGATTGATGACGGAACCGATTACACTGTGACTTGGCCGACAATAATCTGGGTGAACAACGGAGCTAATGCGCCCACACTGTCTACGTCAGCCTACACCGTAATTGTTTTATGGAAGGTTGCGTCTACTCTGTACGGCGCGCTGGCTGGAGATGGAGCATGACAAACAGCAGAGACTTGCTACCTGTGGGCGGCTTTACGGGCACTGCTTGGACGTTAGACAACCCAAGCATCCCACCTTACGGCAAGTTTTATGTTGGGACTCAAGAACTCACTCCGGAGGGCGTTTTCTTCAAACCCGACGGCCTTAAGATGTACGTCATTGGGTCTAATGGAGACGCCGTATACGAATACGACCTATCCACCGCTTGGGATGTATCAACTGCGTCGTACTTGCAGAACTTTAGCGTTGCTGCTCAAGAAACCAATCCGACCGGCGTTTTCTTCAAACCCGACGGCCTTAAGATGTACGTCGTTGGGTATAATGGAGACGACGTAAACGAGTACAACCTATCCACTGCTTGGGATGTATCAACTGCGTCGTACGTGCAGAACTTCTATATTGGAGGTCAAGACACCGCTCCGTTCGGCCTTTTCTTCAAACCCGACGGCCTTAAGATGTACGTCGTTGGCAGTTCTGGAGGCTACGTATACGAGTACGACCTATCCACTGCTTGGAACATTTCCACGGCGTCGTTCTCGAGGAGCATGTACGTTGCTCCTCAAGACGTTTCTCCGACCGGCGTTTTCTTCAAACCTGACGGTCTTAAAACGTACGTCAGCGGAGCTTCTGGAGACGCCGTATACGAATACGACCTATCCATTGCTTGGAACACCGCCTCAAACTCGTACCTGCAGAGCTTTAGCGTTGTTGCTCAAGACACCGCTCCGCTCGGCCTTTTCTTCAAACCCGACGGCCTTAAGATGTACGTCATTGGGTCTACTGGAGACGCCGTATACGAATACGACCTATCCACTGCTTGGGACGTTTCCACTGCGGCGTGGATTGCCCCCGCTAATTCTTACTTTAGCGTTGCTGCTCAAGAAACCTCTCCGCACAGCGTTTTCTTCAAGCCTGACGGCCTTAAAATGTACGTCATTGGCAGTTCTGGAGACGACGTAAACGAGTACAACCTATCCACTGCTTGGGATGTTTCCACTGCGTCGTTCCTGCAGTCGTTCAGCGTTGCTGCTCAAGACATCGCTCCGAGGGGCGTTTTCTTCAAGTCGGACGGTCTTAAAATGTACGTCAGCGGAGTTGTTGGAGACGCCGTATACGAGTACAACCTATCCACGGCTTGGGACGTTTCCACTGCGTCGTTTCTGCAGTCGTTCAGCATTGCTGCTCAAGACACCGTTCCGCATGGCATTTTCTTCAGAGCCGACGGTCTTAAAATGTACTTCATCGGCCTTTCTGGAGACGCCGTATACGAATACGATTTATCTACGGCTTGGGACGTTTCTACTACATCGTTCGTGCAGTCGTTTAGCACTGTTGCTCAAGACACCACTCCGCTCGGCGTTTTCTTCAAACCAGACGGTTTTAAAATGTACATCACCGGCAATTCTGGGCCCGCCGCATACGAGTACAACCTATCCATTGCTTGGGATGTATCAACTGCGTCGTACGTGCAGTCGTTTAACACTGTTGTTCAAGACAAAAATCCGCAGGGCGTTTTCTTCAAACCCGACGGTAAAGTGATGTACATAATTGGATCTACTGGAAGAGCCGTATGGGCTTACAGCTTAACCTAAATTGGAGGGCAACATGTTCGTCAAAGTCACAAACGGCAGTCCGAGCAAATACCCATACGCTCTTAGTGAGATGCGCCGTGAAAACGCAAACGTCAGCTTTCCCGAGCCAACTTCGGATAGTACGCTGGCGGCGTATGGCGTCTACCGCGTTGAGACAACGGTTGCTCCGAGTTTCGACAACAAAACGCACATGCTTGCGAACACTGTTGAAAATGTTGACGGCGTTTGGAAGCAGAAGTGGATCGAAGTCCCCCTTGAGGGGAATCAAGCATCCATCAACGTAAGGCGGCATCGAGACCGACTGCTTGCCGAAACTGATTGGATCGTTGTGTTTCACAGCGAGAAAGGAACGCCAGTCCCGGCAGAATGGGAAGTGTATCGTCAGGCGCTTCGTGATATAACAGGGCAAGAAGGTTTCCCCAACGCGGTCGTCTGGCCGACAAAGCCATGAGTGAGTGAATAAATGCTTGGCTTCAACCCTCTAGCATCAGCGCCTCTTGCCGATGATGGTGGGGCTGCGTCCAACAACGCTGTAGTCAATGTAACCGGGGTTTCCGCCGTTGGCGGCGTCGGCATTCTTGTGGTCACGGGCGATGCCGTCGTTCCACAGACTGGGCTTCTAGCTACAGGTTCAACCGGCAGTGTCACGGTAAGTTTGCTCACCCCAGTTTCTGTGGCGGGGGTAAGCGCCACTGGCCAAGTTGGAAGCGTAACAGCAATCGGTGGCGCGGCAGTCACCGTGACTGGCCTATCCGCCACTGGCCAAGTTGGAAGCGTAACAGCAACTGGCGATGCCGTCGTTCCACAGACTGGCCTATCTGCCACTGGTTCTGTCGGCGCCGTGGGTGTCTCGGCGAACGCAATCGTTGATCTTTCTGGGGTGGCTGGTTCTGCCTCTGTTGGCGCTGTTACAGTAAAGATTAACATCACTGCTCTGGTCACAGGTGTTTCTGCTACAGGTTCTGTTGGCTCTGTTACAGTGACAGGCACAGCCAACGTCACCTTGACTGGCGTTTCTGCCACGGGAACAGTCGGGCCTGTGATTGTTTGGGGAAGGATTGTTCCAAACCCCGGAACGAGTTATACTGAGATTCAACCAAACCCCGGAACGAGTTATACTGAGATTCAACCAAACCCCGGAAGTATCTGGACTGAAATTGCAGCATAAGGTGTCTCATGGCTAGTACATACACAACGAACACTGGTATTGAACTCATCGCCACAGGTGAGCAGTCAGGAACCTGGGGCAGTACTACAAATACCAACCTTCAGATTATTGACCGCCTCACCAACGGTGTAGGCGCAATCACCTTGAGCGGTACAACACACACTCTGACCACTTCTGATGGCACGTTGTCTGACGGGCAATATGCGGTTCTTGTATTCGGTGGGACACCTAGCGGCACCAACACGGTGACGATTAGTCCAAACGACCAAAACAAACTGTATGTGGTTAAAAACAATTCTGGCGAAAGCGTAGTTCTAACGCAAGGCTCGGGCGGCAACGTCACGGTGGCGGATGGCAAAAGTGCTATTGTTTATGCTGACGGTGCAGGGGCCGGGGCCGCAGTTGTTGATGTTACCTCCACCTTCCCGTTCGTCAAAACATCAGACATTGGGTCTACTGTTTTAGCTTATGACTCCAACCTGCAGTCTTTTGTCACTGCGTTCACACTGCCGACAAGTGATGGAACTACTGGTCAGGTTTTGCAAACGAACGGTTCTGGCACATTGTCGTTCACTACCGTGAGTTCGGTTGGAGATGTCGTTGGTCCTGCTTCGGCTACTGACAACGGCATTGCCCTGTTTGACGGCACTACTGGTAAGCTTTTGCAGGACAGTGCCTCTCAGGATGGCGTAATTCATGGACACACTATCGGTCGTGGCAATGGTGGGACTTCGTCTAACGTTGTTTTTGGCGCTTCCGCAGGTGCAGCTATAACATCTGCGGGGAACTGTGTGCTTGTAGGCGCCAATGCTGGTGCAGCTATAACATCTGCAGCTAACTGTGTGCTTGTAGGCTTTAATGCTGGTGATGCGATTACAAGCGGGCTTAATAACACTGCTTTAGGGTCTGGGGCTTTAAGCACTGTCACAACTGGAACCCATAATACTGCCATAGGCTCTAGCTCAATGGCTAACGCAGGCACAAGCGCAGCGGAAAATATTGGCGTCGGGTATGCAACTTTGGCGTCTGCAACCGGGTCGCAGAACGTAGGCATTGGATACGCATCCTTATCAGACAGTTCTTTTTCTGGTCAAGGAAACGTCGCCATTGGCTACTTCGCAGGCCTTGGCATAGAGACAGGCTCTAGTAATGTTTGCGTAGGGACTAGCGCCGGAACTGCGTTGTCTCCGTTCAACATTACAACACAGAGTGACCGCATTGTTCTTGGTAATAGCAGCACAACCAACGCCTATATTCAAGTTGCGTGGACGGTTACATCTGACGCGCGAGACAAGACGGATGTGACGCCAATCACACACGGCCTTGATCTTATTGGCCAGTTAAACCCAGTCACGTTCAAATGGGACAAGCGGTCTAAGTATTTTGTCAAAGACGAAAACGGCAATATCATTGACCGCCCGACACCTGACGGGACGCACAAGGAAGACCAACCGTTTGCCGGTTTCCTAGCGCAAGAGGTGCAGCAGGCGATTGAGGCTGTAGGGTTTACTGACGATATCATCGTGGATCGTGAGCAGGATGACCTGTGGAAGCTGAAAGAAACTGCTTTGATCCCAATACTGGTTAAAGCCATTCAAGAACTAAAGGCGCGAGTTGAGGCTCTTGAAGCGGGAGTATGATAAGTGCCACTAAGCAAATTACAGTTCCGCCCCGGGATTAACCGGGAAACGACCTCGTACACCAACGAGGGCGGATGGTTTGATTGTGATAAAATACGTTTTCGGGAAGGTTTCCCTGAAAAGATTGGAGGATGGACTAAGCTTGGTTCATCCTCTTTTCTTGGGTCTTGTCGTGCAATTCACCAATGGCGCACAATTTCTTTAAACAACTACACTGGCCTCGGCACCAGCGTGAAGTATTACATTGAAGAGGGTGAGGGCTACTACGACATAACCCCTATCCGTGAAACAACGTCCGCTGGGGATGTGACGTTCAGCGCCACAGATGGCCTGTCCACGATTACTGTTTCCGATGTTGGTCATGAGGCTGTTGAGGGAGACTTCGTTACGTTTAGCGGAGCCGTCTCTCTTGGAGGCACCATCACTGCAGATGTTCTTAACCAAGAATATCGCATCGAAAGCATCGTTGATGCGGACAGCTACACCATTATCGCTCGCACAGTTGCAACGGTGTCCTCAATCACTGTAGACGGTGAATACACTCCAACTCCCGTGGTCGCAAATTCGTCAGACACAGGCAATGGTGGCGGAAGTGTCGTCGGCACTTATCAGATAAACGTTGGTCTTGATACAGCCGTATTCGGGAACGGTTGGGGTGCGGGCACTTGGGGTCGTGGAACCTGGGGTTCTGGCGCATCCCTAAATGTGCAGTCTGACACTCTTCGTCTCTGGGCGCATGACAACTTTGGTGAAGATCTGATCATTAACGTTATGAACGGTGGTGTTTACTACTGGGATTCTTCTCTGGGACTGAACCAGAGAGCGATTGCCCTGAGTGATTTGTCAGGTGCAAGTGATGCCCCTGTGGTTGCTACAAAGGTTATCGTGTCTGATGTTGATCGTCATGTTATTGCTTTTGGCGCAAACCCAGTTGGCAGTTCGACACAAGACTCACTATTAATTCGTTTTTCGGATCAAGAAAACGCAGCTGATTGGACTCCTACCGCAACAAACACTGCAGGTGATTTGTTAGTTGGTTCTGGTTCTCGGATTGTCACAGCCATTGAGACACGACAACAAATCTTGGTGTTCACAGATTTGTCCCTGCATGCGATGCAGTACCTAGGCCCGCCGTTCACTTTCGGGATCAACATGATCTCTGAAAACATCACAACCATCAGCCCGAACTGCGCCGTTGCCATTGAAGACAATGTTTTCTGGATGGGTCAAAATGAGTTCTATGCATATACGGGTGCTGTGCAAAAACTACCTTGCACAGTTCGTGATTATGTATTCTCTGACTTCAATCAGCAGCAGGCTGAAAAAGTCTTTGCTTCTACTAACTCTGCTTTCTCCGAAATCTGGTGGTGGTATCCATCAGCAAGCTCGGACAACATCGACCGTTATGTAGTTTACAACTACCAGCAGAACATCTGGTACTACGGTAGCCTGTCTCGTTCAGCTTGGGTTGATCGTGGCTTGTCCGATAATCCGATCGCAGCCGGTCTGGATGGATATCTGTATACCCATGAAAATGGTTTTGATGACGGAAGCACGTCACCATCCTCGGGTATTACTGCCTACATTGAGTCTAGCCAATTTGATATTGGGGAAGGCGATCAATTTAGCTTTGTTCGTAGGTTGATTCCTGACATCACTTTCCGGAACTCGACCGCCTCGACGCCCTCTGCTACTTTCACCATGAAAGCTCGCAACTTCCCAGGTGGAAATTATCTGCAGGAAGACGATGAGACGGTGACAAAGACTGCATCTTCTCCCGTTGAGCAGTTCACCAACCAGGTCTTTGTTAGATTGCGCGGCAGGTCTTTGGCTCTCAGGGTAGAATCCACAGAGACACAAATGGGCTGGAGACTAGGTTCTCCTCGCATTGATCTTAGACCTGACGGTAGGCGATAATGACCAACCGTCTTGTACCAGCACCGTATTTTCCAATCCCTCCATCGGAGTACGACCAGAGATACTTCAATGAAGTTATCCGTGCGTTCTCTGTTTACCTAGAACAGGCACGTAACCCTGGTGAAGGACGAAATACGTTTACGGTGTTTACGAACCTACAGACTGACGACTATAACCTAGAATCAGGAACCGTGTTTAACCACGGAGGGTTCTTGAAGGTTTCTGAGTTGAACACGCCACATGTACGTGGGTCCTCGGCCCTTGGATCTGTTGGGTCGGTCACTGTGACGACAACATAAGGATATACAAATGGCTGAGATCATTGGCTGGAAACCATCAACAAGTTCTGATAAAGTGCACTGTGAGAACTGCGGTAATGCCGTGGATACG